TCTTCATAAATTAATAGTGGATTACCATTTGTAGCAGAAAATATTTTCATAGCCGAAGGTGAGCCACTTTCACCGAGAGTTAAGGCTGTATCTGGAGAAGCAGTTCCAATCCCTACATTGCCAGTTGAGGAAATAGTCATTCTAGTGCCTTCTGTTCCAGCTTCACTTGTTCTAAACTGTAAATATCCAGAGTTATCTGCACCACCTCTTACGCCTACAATTCTAGCGTAATCATGGTCACTTCCACCTTGATTATAAAATCTTATTTCTCCGCTATCTTGGTCTGCACTACCTCTATCTGCTTCGAGTCTTAAAACTGCTGAATTGGATGTACCAGCAGATTCATCGATAAGAATTGTGCCAGTTGAATGAATTTTTGCACTTGGAGAATTAGTACCAATTCCAATTTTATTATTACCACCATCTACAAAAAACATATTAGCATTATCATTAGACTCAACTCTAAAATCTAAATCTACGCTCTCATCATTAAAGACAGTTTCTGTTGGCATTACATTGATTCTGCTATACATTCCACCAGAAACCATAGTATTAATTGCAAATCTACCAAGCTCACTACCATCACTTGCATCTTTTATTTGTGTAATAATTCTTGCATAATCTACATCTTGAGAATTATCGTTTCTGCCAGTAAATGTAATTTGACCTATCTGGTCATTATCTGCTGGAGAAGCACTATTTCTATAAATATTTAAGTATGCCCCAGCATTATTATCTGCATCTGTTGATATAAGCGTTAATGTGTCTTCGTTATTAGCAGTTGTAATAGCGACTTTACCATCAACATCTAAAGCTAACCCAGTAGAATTTTGTGTAATTTTTAACGCAGTTGTTCCAGTAGCATTAGCATTTATATTTTGTATTTCAACTAAATTTCTTGTAGATGTATTTGCACTATTAGAGCCAAGAAATGCTAACCTTCCAGTTGTTAAGCTATTTGCACCATCTACCATGATAACACTTCCCTCTGTGTTTGATGGAGAAGCAAAATATAATCCATGACCAGTTGTTATTGTTGGAGAATTAAAATATATCCCATGAGCAGATGTAGCTTCTGTGTCAATAACTAAAGACGATGCGTTGCTATTTTGATCTATATTTAATTTACCAATTACATCTACTTCTGAATTTGTAGTATCAACAATGAATATATCGCCACCATCTCCATTTTTTCTAACTAATAGAGCTTCGGTGCTAGTTACATCTATTACTTGCGTTCCTTCTATTATTTCATCAAAGCTAAGTGATCCACCACCATCAACTTGTAAATCTCCTGTGATTATTATATCGCCATCAATCGTACCACCATTACCCAGATCTTCTGGATTGGATTGGCCCATGTTACTAAACATTTAGATCTCCACCGTGCGTACTGCACCAGTAGTTGTACTGGTCGAGTTATAATTAAAGTACACCGTATTTCCAAGTCCACGTGGCACTGTTAAAAAAATCATGGTGTTTTTTGGAATCAATAAATCATTAGATGCATTAACATCTGTACCAGATGTTGCAAAATTAAAATAAATTTCTACGGCACTGTAAACTCCAAGCGTAGATGTCATAGTCGCAAGTGCAACATGAGTTGTATTTGCTGGGTCTGCACTTGATCCAGCCGTTTCAACACCATTCACACTCCAACCGCCACCAACTGTTACGTTTAAAGCTTCTTGGACTGATCGTTTATGTAAGTTTGCCATAATTGCTCCTAACTACTTTTTCTGTAAACTAATGCAAAATCGCCATTCGCTACGGCAACACTAGACCACTCGCCATAAATGGTTTGCCCGGCTAATATGGTTACGTCTGTTAACGTGTCCCAGATGTCGGTATCGGTTGATGTTGCGGTTACTACGCAATCAGTAGATAAGGCTTGGATTGCACAGTAAGTGTTTGAATTAACGGTAGCGTTTGTAACGTAATCATAACCGCCAGATGCGGTCATAATGTTGAGCACTTCTTGCTCAGTATATCTATGTAAATTACTTGTTGCCATACATTTTCTCCATCTCTAAGGTTGTGGCAGACCGTGAACGAGCCATGTTTAAAAGTTATTTTTTCTTAGTAAACATCTTCTTTTTTGGTGCTGCTTTCTTGACTTCTTTTACGATCTTTGGACCGCCAAGTTTATTCTTTTGAACTTCATAGCCATCATTAACAAGTTTCTGCGCTTCTTCGCGTGTTGCACAATGGCAATAGTGATTTTCTTTTTTTAATACGATCATAATAATTCCTTGTTACTTATACAAAAAGGGACGACAAAAGCCGTCCCTTTCTATTAGATGCAACATTACGGTTTAAGGATTTAAAAATTCAATTCCTTTCACGTGATTTGATGTAGTTGCTTTAGCACCAAAGATGCAATCAGCTACTACTTTTGTACCGAGGAAATCGACACTATATTCGCTTTGTCAAATGTTATAGCAAGCTTTTTATCTTGCATCTCCACATTTCTATGGAGTATCGGCATACCTTTTCTACTACATGAGTAGGCGCGGCCTCGTGGGAGAATTATCTCATCTCCTATGCTCTGCCCCTGTCTGCGCTGTACGCAGCCTTCGGTTCGGATTGTCTTAGCCAATATGGCCTTAGATTTCCCGCTTAATTCCGCGCTAATAATCATCATAATCGCTTATGCTGACGGCAATTCACTTACCCGAATATTTTGCTGAACTGCAACTGCTATTGCACTTTTGTGGACCAAATATCCCACTTCTGTGCCACCACTTGCTGAAGTCGCTATGATTGAGCTAGTATACACTGGAATCCCAAAAAGCATTCCCACGTTACCAGTAGCCATCACAGAGTTATCTGCAAAACCAGTTGGAACTACATTACCTAATGCACCAGTAGTTGCATAATTAGCTGGACTGTTAGGTGCAGCAATAAATGCCTTACTGTTCATTAAGTCAGCATAGATCAATGGATTCACAAAGAAAGCGCATTCTTCTTTTGGAATATCATTTGCCATCAATGTTCCAATTGCAGTTTCTACATCGGCATTTGACATACTGTTGTCAGCCGCTAATGCTTGTGTTGTACCCATCGCATCAAGCTCTTCCATGATGTGAGTGTCCACAGCTTTAGCCAAACCATAACTCATTGACTGCGCGTACTTGTCAAACAACATTTCATTTGCTTGAATCATTGCAATGTCTTCAAATAGCTTTGCGCTGTACTTGTGTTGGTCAATTAGTAAGCTAATTGCTGTTTCTGTGTTACCCGTGTAAGTCACACCATTGTTCTCTAGCTTTGTAGCTACAGCAACTTCTTGTACGGTAGGAATGTTAATCGTATCCCCTTTACCTTTACAAAGTGCTGAGTAGTCATCAAAAAACGGTTTGAAGACTAAGCTTTTCTCAAAATAGCGGTATATACCATCCGCCCAGAGTTCTGGTATGAACACATCAAGATGTGCTGGATCAGCGGTTAAATCTCCAGTTGCTGAACCTTGGGTGGTATTTCCACCCCATTGAGCAAAGGCCATCTAGGACCTCCTTTTATTTTCGATACCGAGCAACAATCTTATCCCAGTTCTTGGACCGTGTATTTCTATCCATCTTAGTCCAATCTTGCGGTACTTCATTTGCTGGGACTGCCGGATTATTTGCAACGGCTAATCGTTGATTGTTTTGATTTAATTTTTGATGAAGCGCTCGAAGTTTTGGCAATGGCAGATCGCCAAAAGTATCTCGATCTTCCTCACTGAAATCGTTCAGAATTTGTTCTCTTAATGCAGACTCGTCTTTTTGTGCTTGTTCCACAATCGGTTCAAGCTCGGCTAGTCTAGCTGCACGTTCTTCTGCAAGCGCTTGCCATTCGTTTTGCTTTTCCATTTGTTTTTCACGATCATTGGCAATCTGCTTTTGCAGTTTTGCGAGTTCAGCTTCTGAACTTTGTGCGCGTTTTCTATACTTGCGGCTCTCAGCCACTAATGGATTGATTTCTTGCGCGTCATCAACCGATTGTTCTTGGCTATTAGGGTCCACCTCTGTCGATACTTGTGGTGTTACGGGCGATCGAGTGCCTTCCGCTACTGGCGGTGCTTCTGGTGTAGTTGCTTCTTCAGACATACTGTCTTCCTTTCTTTTACTATATGTTTATCACGGTCTTAGTTCGCGATGTTAGGCGATTCAAATTGTTTACTATTTGTTTAACAAACATTTCCGCCAGTGCAAATTCTACTTTTGGCCCTAATCTCTGATCAGCAGCCACAATTCTTTTTTTACTACGAATAGTTTTCTTGCCAAATTTTCCATCGGCTAGGTCCATCATTCTTTGAGCCTGTTTACCGTCGGTAATTCCATAGTCAAAACCTATCTCTCCATTAAAGAACGCTTCGCCCTTGGTGGAATAGCTTTTTATAAAGCCAAACGACTTTGACATTTTACCTGTCAGCGTCAAATTCACTGGATATACCTGTTTAGATATTTGATCCTTCCTAACTTGTCCAGCTCTTTTTTTCTTAGCATATGACGGCGAATAGGCTTTGAAAAATTTACCCATACGATCCACACCAGCTGTGAATTGCTCACGGTGTTTTTTAGCAATACGCTTGCCATGTTTATTCATGTCGGATTTCTTAAAATCCAGTATGCGTTCCAGTGCTTTATCTAGCGTCATAATACTGCTTTAGTGTTAATGGTTTTTTGTATTTGCCAGCGTCTTTTAATGTTTGAATCTGACCCTGTGCTTCTTTCTTATATGAGACATCCGGCGACACTGGAGACCAAACATGGCGGCATTGATGCCCACCTCGATCAGTAAGACAACCGGGAAATCTGGAATCAATTTCTTGCCGGGTCATAGGTGCAGCTGCAATAATATCTCTACATAATGGCCGGGTCCTACTATCCAATGGACCTACGTAATGAAATTCAGTATTGCCCGGTAAATCTTCAGCCATTGTAAAAATAACTTGCTGCTCATAATTGGTAACCGTATCTGCAACTATATCATCAATTCTTGCTTTATTTACTAATGAAGAGCGTGTAAATGAGTCTTTTATTTGACTTTCAGTATAGCCAGCCTGTATCCCATTCATAATCTCTTGACGAATGGTTTCTCCTGTATAATTCGCGTATTTTAGTAGTGTGCTTTGTTGGACGTTTGAGAGCGCCACAAGCTGAGTTTCTGTGATAGACCCAAAAAACTGCATATCATCCAAAAGATTCGTCGTTGTAAGCACTGCGGTACTGACTCCGGCAGCCATACGTAAATCTTCAATAAAGTAGGTCGACATATCAAGCGCAGCGAGAAAAGCCAATATTTCAGCTGTAGAAAAACCATCTTCTTCCATTTGCTTAACATCTTTTAAAAACTCGTCTTCTGCTGATTCTAATGCGCGTAAATAGTCATTAACTGCATCATCCTGTATTGGCATCGTTTTGTAGTCTATTTAATAATCTGTTTTGTGGAGTTTGGTCTTGCTCAGTGCGTTCTGCTTGCATTTGCTTAAAAGCTTCTCTCTTAGATTCTGGGGCATCGCTATTCATGTAATCAAACCAGTCCATTTCACTGGCTAATCCACGGTTAAATCTCCATTCCCATACTGCGATTTCTGATTGTGGGTCCAGTGCATAATTAGGTTCTAAGAAATCAACTGAGTAATCTGGACCAACATCAATATTGGCTTCTACCTGTAAAATAGCACGATCTACATCATAACGTCGGTGCTCCCATGGTCGCCATGTGTCTTCAGTGTTCGCATCTCTTTCTAATGTAGATTCTAACTCCATAATAGCTAAACTGGCCGCACTAGGAGCGTTTCCAGAATCGTTTCTGGCGTATTTTGCTCGGATGTGATTGTTATTTAAGCACGATTCAACTAAAAATCTGGTTGCGTCAACAATTTCTACTAAGCTGCCACCGGGACTAGTTACTTTTAATTCTGAATCTGGTGGAAGATATAATAATTTATCTACTCCAATCTGAACTCTGGATGCATCTTCAACATTGGTAAGATATTTGATACCCATTGCACCATATTTAACAGCTAATTGTAATTCAAACTGAGCCACACACACCGCAAGATCTACTGATACCACGTCCATAGCACCGGATCCAGACCAGAAGTCTCGGATCGGGGGGTGTCTATGGCAAAATGTAACAGGTAATACTCCATAAGGATTGCGATCTAATTCATTTACAGAAATCTTTTGTCCATGTTCATCCAGTAAATAATGTTGTCCCGGTTGACCGGGTCTGTCTGCGGTCCAAACTGCGTGCAATGGCTTTTCCAATCTTGCCATACCTTGGTACTCAATCGGATAACAAATACCT